TTGATAGTTTGAGACGTTTGCTCCCAATGTAGCTACTGCTGGAAATCCGCATTGATCTAGCCTTATGGCATCAAACGATGACTCAACTACATAAACTTTTTTGGATGATTTAACCCTGTGAAGATTAAATAAAATTTTAGCCTTTGGCAGCTTTGGTGTGTTTTTAAAGTCTTTGCCCTCAATAGATCTTCCAACAAATCCAACTTCCATGCCATCTGGAGAATGTACTGGAATTGTAACCATGTCTTGCTTTTCTGAAAAGCCCAGGGCAAACTTTCTAACAGAAGCTTCATTAATTAATCTGCCCTCAAAATATCTCATTGCTCTTGGAGATTCCAATGCCTGAGCATTTAATCGTTTAATTAGTATTTGATCAAATTGTGTGTATTCTGGAACATCTATCAATTTTTTATTTAAGGTATCCAGCACAGAAGATTGCTGCTCCTTGCTTTTAATAAATCGAACAGCCTCAAAATATTTTCTACCAGAGACATGCATGATAAGCTCTACTAGATCACAGACGTGGTGGCAGGAAAAACAAAAGAATATGCCAGAGTTTTTATCTACTTCGCCAGCTGGAGTACGATTATTTGCGTGAAATGGACAAAATACAATAAAATCTGTATCTACCTCAGACTCTATATCTAGGCCTGCTCCCTCAAGAATTCTTTTGATTTGCTCTCTTGAATATAAATTGGTCTTATCTCGTCTATTCCTAGTATCCATTCACTCTGTTTCTTTCCTATATAAATTCCGTATAAACTTATCTTAAACTCAAAATATCTTTTTTCTTCATTATAGCTTAGCGTAAAATCGGGGTTAATGTCAAGTCTTGGCACATACCCAGATAACCTCATTTCTGCAACTAATAGCTTTATATATTCACTTTTAAGCCTGGCAATGGCAGAGTCATCGTGGATGTTTCCATCCAGGCTAAATCTTTTAATTGCCTTATGGTGTAGGTTAAGCATGTATTAATTATAACTACTTATCCTCAAAATCTTTATATCTATACCAGCCTTTGTTTGACCAAGAGTTGGGACTGTGTCTAATTTAGTAACATCATCTGGCGTGGCAGAAGAAATTGCAATAATTGGAACTTCTTCTGATATAGCCATAAGCTTTAGTTCACGAGACAAGTTCTTCATACGTACCGTTTCGTTATCTGCCTTTGCATTGGGACTCATTAGCTGCAGATAATCAACAATAACAAAGTCTGGCCTGTATTGATCTATTTTTCCACGCAAAACAGATGGTGTAATTTCTCCACCAGTATCATTAGAAATAATATGAAACTCTGGTTTACCAGAAAGATGTTTTTCGTGCCATCTTGTCAAATCATCTATATTAACTTGTCCACTGGAAAGCTTTCTGTGAGACCACAGCCCTTCACCCATAATGGCATATACACGATTACGAACCTCTGCCTCGCCCATTTCAAGGCTTATGATCATCGGAGATTTGCCCTGTTTCCAGGCCTGTACGGCGAAGTAAAGGCTTAACCAAGATTTACCTATGCCTGGATAGGCCAAAAATACACCTAGCTGTCCTGGAGTAATTCCAGCTGGTAAGTAATTGTCAAACCCTGGCAGTCCAGTTTTAATTCCAATAGAACCTAGCTCCTGCTCTCGCTGTAGTTGCTTATAGTATTCAATGGCTGAATGCAGGTCAGTCACATCAATATCCCTAATTACAGAAGTATTTTTCTTAAGTTCTGATGTCTTTGTAATTAATGATTCAAGGGCATTTGCACTGCTGCCGTTTTGAATTTCAGTGGCTGCAGAAACTAAGATTTCCTTAATGCTATTTTCAAGGTACTCTGCCTGAAGCTCTTCTAAGTGATGCTTGGTTGTGCCAATACCCTCTACTGGAGAAAAATCTCTAAACTTATCTACAACAATAGACTTTGGTGGAACAGACCCATTGATCTCAGCATATCTACGAATAAACTGCCAAATATCATTATGAGTTCTAAGTATCTTTTCTACATCTGCCTGTAGCAAAACATGAAGCTGCTTGTCTTCAAGTACTGCCGAAATGAGTCTATCTTCTGCACTATTCATTGTCTACCCCATCTAACCTTAAGCCAAAGTCTTTCGTGAAAATAATAAAGAATAAAGTTAATTAAATTTGAGAGTAATGCCAGTGAGGCAGCAAAGTCTACACTACCAGTTAATACGTATCCAACCACAAAGGTGCTTAAAATGGCAATAATTCTCCAAGTTATAGATTTGGCCAGTGACCTAGCTTTACTGATTTTCACTTAACCACTCTTTCGCTTTCTTTCTTCTCTCAATTCTTTCAATTTTGTCATCGTCTATTCGTGACTTAGCTTCAATTAGGCTTCCTATATTGCTTGCAAAATTCTTCCATGTTGGGGCTGAGGATACATCAAAATAATACTCTAGCATTTCATAGCAAATATGAATGCCGTAAGAATCTATAATTGCATCTGCTGCCCAGGCCTCTGCCCATCTGTTTAAGTTTGGTTTTTGATTATACTTAAACTTATAGTGCTTTTCAAACTTGCTGAGCAAAGCCATCTGGTCTTTGCGATCAGCCATTTACTTAGCCTCTACCTCAGCAGCAGCTTCCTTGACCTTGGCGGCTAACTTATCTTCGACAAAAGCATATACCCGCTCAAAAGCGTCATTGGTGTTTTCGCCTTCACGCTTGTTGTCTTGAACTTCTACATCAATTCGTAGAGACTGAAAGTTGCCTAGGTTAAGCGTATAGCCCAATGCTACACGAACCTTAGTGTCTTCGTTATTCATACCCATTTTCTTCCTATATAGACTCTGACCAAATTGGTATAAATCTACCATCTTCGGTTTTAGTATATGTAAGTATACCATCGCCCATTCTCCGTGTCAACTCCTGTGGAGAAGGCGTTATATCATTTGTAATTAATTTATCTTTTCTTGGTCTACCCATATGGTAGGAGGCCAGTATATCACGAATCTCCCTTACCTGTGATTCAGAGTAGTAGCTTCGCACCTGCCATCCAGTTGCCCCACCTTTTTGTGAGCCAGTTGGAAATGGGATTATACCACGTTTCATTAAATTTGGCAAGTACTTTTTGTGCCTATTTACAAGCTGAGCAGTTTGTCCAACTGTGTAAGCTCTTTCTCTATTTTTCTTAAAATCAGAAATTAAGCAACTCTCTATCTGATCTTTAATAATATTAAACACTGACATAATTCCATTAGACTTATTTAAATGATGAATTCTTACCAAGTCACCATTTAAGAACCAAACCTTTTTATTTCCAGGAATTACAGGTGCATTATTATAAGATTCCATATCCATTAATGGCATGGATATCCCCTAGCTTGGAAGTCCAATAGCAATAATATTTATACGAATTGAGGCAGTACCACTTGTATTAAAACGCACAACCCCATCAACTCTAGACGAGGTAACTGATGTAATTGTTACAGATACGTCTGTTCCGCTATCTGTTACAGATACAGCTTCTGGAGTTGCAGTAACAATTGGTGGATATTTAAAGTCTGAGCTTGCAAAGTTATAAGTAAACTGTACCTTCTGACCAGCGTTTACAGAAAAATTTTGAGCAAGATCGTAGGCCCCTGCTACAACCCTCATGTCTGTAACTTTAAGATCTTGCCTTGTAATAGATGCTCTTGGGCTTTCAACCGATGCATATTTTTTTGAAGAGTATGATAGTTCTTTGGATAGGTTATTTACTGTTTCGGCTATTGTAGCAATATAGCTTAGGTCTAGTGGCTGACCACGTTCTGGAATCGGAATAATTGGCATTTTTCTCCTAAGCTAATATTATACCAAAGATATGACGCTAGATTCATAGATTTCTAGGATCTCGCTTTTTTCCTTAGAAATACTAGATATCTGGATGGCAAACTGTATAGAGGTTGTAGCATTAGTTAAAAAGCTATAACTTTGCCCAGTTACGGTTCCATGATAGGTATATGCACCAGAATCAGATTTAATAAAAATATCGTAATTATTTCTTAGCTCTGGGTCAATCCAGGCTATATTAACTATTTTATTATTTATAGAGGATGTAATATTAGATGCCAGTAATGGCGTAGGCGTTATAGCGTTTAGCTCAAATGTTGGAGACCATGCAGAAACTCTGTTTTTGTCCTGAGATACTATTCTATATCTAACAAAATATTTATTATCTGATGTGACACTGGGTAACGTAGATTTTGGAATCACGACTTTTTTAATTCCACGATCTGCCATTATTCTACTCCAATTGTTATTCTAAATTCTATATAATTTGCAGTATTAGCTAGCTTAACAATTGGTAATGCCCCATCTGTTTTTAGCACTGAATATCCAGTAAGACCATATAGCGGATTTGTTGTTGTTAAGTTTTCTAACCTCATTGCATCTAGGGCCACGTAGTAGTCAGACGATGGTGCTCCATCTTTTTCTACTTCAACATAGATTTTAGCAACGGCGACATTTTCCCAATTAAATGCTGAAGTATAATATAGCTCTTGTAGTTGTTTTGAAACAACAAAGTATCTTTGTGTTGCAAAGTTTGCCTCTTGTGGTGCAGTCCCAGCCGTGAATCCAGTATGGTCAATATTGACAGTAAAGTTTGCATATTCGCCAGTAGAAGATGTATCTGAAGAAGAAAACTGAATTAAAATTTTTACATTGTCTGGCACTGTCGAAGATTCTCCATTTTTATTTATTAAAGAGAATGCAAGTTTGAGCTGATCTGTTGGGGCATTTCTATTAAATGTTAAAGATGTTCCAGTTTTATGTATATGATTGCTACCAGCAACAACAGACAATTGCTGTATTGGATCAGTAGTTAAAGAAGCATCATCTCCAACAACCATTAGCATATTATTTAAAAATCTACATCTTTCATTTCTAAGAACTCTTTCTTCATTTGTAAATGTTCTATTATCTGCGTTAGTATGAAATACTGGAGTTTCTTGTAGTGTTCCATTAACAATATATTCTCCAAGAATAATATCGTTTTCATCTAATGGAGTATATATAGTTGGAATTTCCTTAATCAAAGATTGTGTGTGGTGCTCCCAGCCCTCTGTCTGATTAAATAAATAAAAGTTTTTGCTGTCAAACGCACCCGCTGATGGGTTGGATTCTGCTGAAAATATTCCAACCTCTGTTATTTCATATCTTTCTTCTGTTGGCAATTCTGCTGTTAGCACCAGTTTTGTAAGATTGTTTTCATTCACATACCCTTTAGAAATAATGGGCACACGAAACATTTCAAAGTCTAGTGCATTTTTTTCAGAATATTCTTCTTTTTGCTCTGTGGTAAAGCCAGGGATATCGTTTTCTAAAGCAGAAGGTCCACAGCCTACAGCAATATATGAAGCATATGCTGGTGCCTGACCAATCAAGTATTTAGCTAAAATGCCTTTTCCAGTATTTGTAATCATTATTTTTCCTCAGTATATTGTATCATGTAGGTCCTTTAGTTTAGAAATAATCTGAACCTCTACCTCTTCTTCTGGCCTCATATTAATTAAATCTATTACAAGATCCCCGCTTGTTGGATGTATGTAGATATAATCACAGTTTGGCACCTGTTGATTATCCTCAATGTCAAAGCCGCTTCCGCATTCTGGAACCTTGTTGTATAAAATAATTGGGAAATTTTTAAAGTAATCCCTATCTGTTTTTTGTAGTGCTAAAATGTTTTGTGGATTATACTGATAATAAAGACTTGTAACATTTGTAATTGGCTGATAAGTAACATTTTGACCATTAACAATGTCATTTCTAATAATACTAATTATTTCTTGACCACCTATGTCTTCAAACAATAGGTTAGTCATTGTTTCTATTTTTTGATCTGCTGGAGTTGCATCGTCAATAATGTCTATTAATTCTTGTGTAGCAATCTTAACAGAAGATACTTGAGACTCTAACTGTGATAGTCTAGCATTTAAATTATTATATGCCTCATTGCCAGCTGATAGAGGTAGTGCATCCATTATTTCACCTCACTTAAAAATGCAGTCATTTCTGGTCCATCTGGATTTGCAGAATATTCTATTTGATAAACAACAAATCTAGAATCTTCTGATGCGACAATATCTACATTATTATTATCCTTATAGTTAATACTAACTATATCACCAAGCTGTAAAATTGGTAAACCAAATAAGTTTACACCAACAGACTTTCTTGGTTTCATAATTTTTGATATCATCCAGCCCATAAGGTTTTCAGCATCATCATGTGATTGAACATATGGTGTATCAAGGGTAAATTCTTTTCTTCCATGCGTCAGCCTACTGACTTTAATATCTTGATATTCTTGTTTTGCCTTTCCTGGATAAGACACTAACTGTTGTCCAGAAAATTGTGGATTTGAATAGTCACTCTTTTTGTCAAAATATTCATCTACTGTCAAATCATGTGGAGACTCTTGAGTAAACGTTACGCCCTGAATTCTTAGATAGTTTCCACTTGTTTCGTCAAGACTGAGGGCTGTGTCTGTTGCATTAAAAATCATAAATTCTGCACCATAAGAGCTTGCCAAAAACCCAGAAGTTGTATAGCCTTTTAATTTATTAAATGTTGGAGATAGCTTAGCATATAATGCTGGATATGCCTTATCATATCTAATGTTAAAGTAAGCCGCTTCTCTCATTATGGTTCCAAATTCTTCGTAATACATATTGTATTTCGGAGGCTCTGATGGACTAATGCTTGACAAATAGCTAGCCTGTATTACCCCACTCAGGGCATATTTTCTAAATGCCTCGTCTACATCTATTTCGTCTGAAGAAAATATAGCATTTACTGGAGTGCTTAGTGCATATGAGGTATTTTGAGAATAGTTATTTGTTATTGAATAAATATTTTCGAACATTGCCCTGGCCCCACCACGAACAAATAAACACATATTATTGTATATTGGCAATGGTTGATTATCTGTTACTGTTGCAATAAGCCTATTGTTTACATATAAGAAAAATTTTCTAGTTGTGCCAATGTCTTCATATTCTACTGCAAGGTCATATACTGTCGGATTTTTTTCATTTGCCATTCTGTATTGTCCAATAAACTGACCATTGTCTACTAAAATTTGTGCAGTTCCGCCCCAAAGCTTAATAGGAACTGCCTTAGATGTCTCTCCAACATTAGGCTTACCAATTTTATAAAACAATATGTTATGTAAATCAGCAGAGTTTTCGTAGGAGTCTAGAACGCCGTCTTCAGCTAGTGCCACTATTTCAAGATAGTAGCCATTGTTTGTTTCTGGATTCATAAGTACGCCGATTCCGCCAGAGGCACCAGAAATTATTGCTGGTTGGTTTGGATTATTTGTTTGTCCTAAATAGTAAGCAGATGCACCAATTGGACTTTGGCTACTATTTTCGTTATTTTCAACTTTTCCAATAAGGCGAATTCTAGATCCAAAGTGTTTAAATTTGTTTTGTAATTCATTAAGTGGTTTATAAACATATGATATAAAATCTGTGGGAGTTTCAGTAGTTGTAAATGATGGCCCAGTAAATACTAAGGCAGAAGACTGAACTGTTCCTGGAGCAATTATATTTTTAGAAATATTTTCATATGACGGAGCATATGTTAAAAAGTTTTTAATAATGCCAGTTCTGGAAGATGTTTGGGCCAGTGCGTTATTAATTCCTGCTGCACCAATAGAGATAGAAGTTTCAGTTGCTGTTCCAAATAGCTGTGAGCTTTTCATAGTGCAGCCACGAACATTTGAGTTTGATGTCCAATAAGAGGATAGACCAGCATAATGGCTAACAATTGGCGTTCCAAATTGACCTCTACCGTGTTTTGCTACGGCACCATTTGCAAGGGTAGTTTGTCCATTGATAGTTCTATAATTTGGTTCAGCATATATTCTGACTCTTCCTGTTGGATACATTTTTCCATTAAATGGCAATTGTGCAAAATATTTTTGATACTCTCTTACGCTTGTAATCCATGCCTTTCCAATACCTCCAGAAGTTACAGTATTTAAAGACAAATCTCCATTATTATTTGTTTGAACAACTCTTTTTTGTACTCCAGGAATTTCAAACTCAATGGCATCATATTTTATAACTTCTCCATTAGCATAAAAATATCCATTATACCTTGTCATCCAATAAACACTTTCACCAA